ATTTTGACAGAGAAGGAGATGATCCAAGGAATTGAGGGAGAAGATTTTGCTCCTGCTATCCGGCGCACAACATCGCCCGGTTACCCTTGGAGTTTGTGGAATGGAAACCAATCTGGCAAGTCGAAATGGCTAGGACATGACGAATTCAAGTATGACTCAATGCTCAAGGATGCAGTTGACGAGCGTGAGAGATTGGCCAAGATGGGAGTCAAAGGAGCGACTTTTTGGGTTGACACTCTGAAGGATGAGAGAAGACCACGCGAGAAAGTCATGGCAGGCAAGACGCGTGTTTTCGCCGCTGGACCACAGGATTTCACGCTTCTTTTCAGGAAGTTCTTTCTGGGATTCATCGCGAACACGGAGGCAAACAGGATCGAGAATGAGATCTCTGTTGGGACCAATGTCTATTCTTTCGATTGGGCTCGTACTGCAGCAAAAGTGAGTCGAGTAGGTGACAAGGTGATTGCTGGTGACTTCAGTAATTACGATGGGACGCTACAACCTGCCATCTTGCAGGCTATACTAACGTGCGTCCAGGACTGGTATGATGACGACGAGGAGAACCAATTGGTCAGAAGAGTCTTGTGGAATGATATCGTAAATTCGATTCACATCTGCGAGGACAATGTGTACCAATGGACTCATTCGCAACCCAGTGGTTGCCCGATGACTGCTATCCTCAACTCCTGTTACAACTCTTTGTCGATGAGGTATGTTTATCTTCTCTGCGCTGAGAAGTACTGCCCTGAGATGGCGACGATGATGGACTTTGCGAACCATGTTTCTATGGTTTCGTATGGGGATGATAACATTATCAACGTCTCAGACACTATCTGTGAGTGGTTCAATCAGCTCACCATGGCAGAAGGATACAAAGAGATTGGAATGGAGTATACAGATGAAGCAAAATCGGGATCACTGGTGAGGTGGAGGAATATCAGTGAGATCGCCTATTTGAAGAGGACTTTTCGCTACGAGCCCCAACTGCGGAGACTTATCGCACCGTTGGCTGAGCAAACTTTGAC